ACAAGGTTGCGGAAGGGGGCGAGATTACGGACGCGCCTCTTACGATTCGGGCTTGGGTTGGAGGGGTGGCAACGGTCCCTCGCGAATCTATTTGCAAGGGGGCCGTCCGCTTTGACTCCCGCGGAGGTTTATGGCGACGAACCCAACGGGTTGCTTTCTAATCCTCAACCAATCCCAAATCGAAGCGATTAGGGATAAGGCGGGCGCGATGTTAGCCAACGGCGTTCAAATGATGTCATACTCCGATTCCGGGACGAGTGTGACCAAAGCTTTCCCAATGGATGTTCAAACGGTCCTCGTCGAATGTCGGTATGCGTTACAAATCAAGGACCCGAACAAATACGGGTCGCGCGATGTGGTCCGGGTGTATAACGGACTTTGGACTTTCCGCGGCCTCTAAACCGAGGTTAACTTTCCTATGCCCAAAAAGATTCCCGCCAAGAAACCGTCGGTCAAGGACACGGCCCCCGCCGCAAAGCGGAAGGGGTTGAAGGCCCGCGCGGACGGTATCTCGGGAAATTACGGCGGCGGGTCGGGAATCTTCTCCCAATTTGAGGGGGCGAAATTCTCCAATAAACGCGAATGGATTAACTCGCCTTATCCCGCCGATTTTAAGCGGGTAATGTCGACTTTCGACCGCCAAGAGCTAACGCGGAAAATGCGTTGGCTGTCGGTCAATTCGGGGCTTATCCGCCAAATGGTGCAGGATATGACGAATTATAGCGTAGGGGAAGGAATCAAAGCCCAACCCGCGTCGGGCGATTCCGATTGGGACAAGCTTGCAAAAAAGTATTTTGACGATTGGTCGAGTCGCCCTTGCGAAATTACGGGTCGCTATAATTGGCAAGAGGTCCAACAAATCGCTTGCAAGAAGGTCGATGTAGACGGCGAGATTTTCGCGCTTAAGACATACGACTCCAACGGTCGTCCTTTGCTCCAACTAATCGAGGCCCACCGGGTCGGTTCAACGAGTAATGCGGGCGGGGCCGCGGACGGACTCTTTGACGGGGTCCGTTTCAATAAATGGGGGGCCGTAATTTCTTATAATGTAATCCGTTCGGACGGGACGGGTCGCGATTTGCCCGCGTCGTCGATGATGCACATCCATCATCCCGAACAAGTCACGGGGGCGCGGGCTTATAGCCCGATGCAACATTCAATCAATAATGTGGTCGATGTCCTCGAAATCGTCAGCTTGGAAAAGCTCGCTCAAAAGGCCAACGCGGATATCGTCCGCACTATCACCAAGGAATCGGGGCAATTCGCGGGCGATGTCGCCGACTTTGAAGCGTTCGGAATGAAGCCCCAGGATTACCCGAACGGCGTTTATAACAACCCCAACGAGGTCGGTTCGTTTGTTGGCGGGAAGATTCTCGCGCTTGCCCCTGGCGAAAAGCTTGAGTCGCATACCTCGACGCGCGGGTCCGCCGCTTATGTCGGTATGGTCGAACATTTGGAGCGCGGTTCGTGCCAAGGGATTCTCCCATACGAATTCGTCGTCGAACCAAACAAGGCCGGGGCCGCTATGCGTTTGATTGTAGCGAAGGCCGAGCGCGTATTCTTGGCCCGTCAAAATGTAATCATTCATCGCCTATGCGCGCCGACTTATTTTTATGTCATCGCAAGCGCGATTGCCAAGGGCGAGCTCCCGTCGCCATCGACGGAAAATTGGCATCGGGTTAATTGGGTTACCCCTCGTCGCGTTACGGTCGACGCGGGCCGCGAGTCGTCCGCCAATCAAACGGATATTCAAATGGGCCTCAAGTCCTTGTCGGACCATTACGCCGAACAAGGTATGGACTTTATCGAGGAGACGGAACGCCGGGCCGCCGACGCGCGATTCATCATCGACACCGCGGCGAAATACAATGTCCCGCCGTCTTGGGTCTACCGTCCGAACAATACCGCGACCGCCGACATCGACGCGGCCTCCGCCTCCGCGAACCCGGGTTCCGCGTTGGACGGTTTCCAACCCCTCTCCAACCCGGGCAACCCCTAATCCCTACCCTTTACCAAAATGCGCTCACTAATTACGGACCTTAAGGCCCGTCGGCCTTTGCTCATTAATCCGACCCTCGCGTCGGACTTCTTGGAACGCGCCGCGTCCCTCGAAATCCCCCTTACGGCGAAGTCGTCCGAAATCGGCGAAATGCTCGCCGCGGTTTACGGCGCGCAACCCGTCCTCGAAAAATTTCCGCCGTTCGCGGTCGTCCCGGTGCGCGGGGTCATCGGTCGCGGTTTAAGTGAGCTGGAACGGATGTGCGGTTGTTGCGACCTAAACTCCGTCGAGGAAATGCTTGAGGATTGCGAGCGCGACGAGGCGATTACGACCATCATCCTCGCCATCGATTCCCCCGGCGGGACCTCGGTCGGCGTGCCGGAGCTCGCGTCGCGAATCCGCGAAATGTCCAAGAAGGTCATCGCCTTTACCGACAACGAAGCTTGCTCGGCGGCTTATTGGTTGGGTTCGCAAGCGAGCGAATTCTACGCGACCCCGTCGAGCTCGGTCGGTTCGGTCGGTTGCTTCATCGCTTACGAGGACGAATCCAAGCGATACGCCGACGCGGGTATCATCGTCGATGTAATCCGCGCCGGAAAGTATAAGGGGGCTGGCATCGCGGGGACGAGTTTGACCCCGGAACAACGCGAAATGCTCCAAGGCGAAGTCCTTGAAATTTGGGAATCGTTCAAGGCCGATGTGAAGTCGGTCCGCGAATTCGTCGACGAGTCATCCCTTGAGGCCCAAATCTTTTCGGGTCGCAAGGCGGCGGACCTCGGCCTCGTTACCGGGTTAGTCCGCGGCTTTGACGAAATGATGGAGCTCCTCGCCCCCGATGTCGCCGCCCAAATGGAAGCGGACGAGTCCAACGACGAGCGCGCCGAGGGCGGCGAATCCGAGGAGGCCAAGGCCCTCTCCCGTTTTGCATCGGCCCGCGCGCTTGGCGGCAAGCTACTTAAGGCCCTCGCCGCGTCGCCCAAAATGAAGTCCGAAGGGGACGACGAGGAGGATGAGGACGATGAGGAAAAGAAGGAAACCGAGGACAAGGACGAAGATACCGAACCAAAGTCCGAGGAGGACGAGGGCGAGGAGAAGTCCGAGGACGAGGAAAAGAAGGACGAACCCGAAACGGAGGACGATGAGGACGAAAAGTCCAAACCCGAGTCCGACGACGAGGAACCCGCCAAGGACGACGAAAAGAAGGACGACGAGGAAAAGTCCGAGGACGCGACCGACGACGATAAGGACGAAAAGGGCGAACCGCCCCAACCTTCCGCGGAGGACGACGAGGAGAAGAAAGACGAACCCGAATCCGAGGACGAGGAAAAGAAGGACGATGAAGATTTAAAGGACGAGGCCGAGTCCGGGGACGACGCGGTCGATACCGACGGTAAACACAACAAGCGCGGGGCAAAGCGGTCGCGAGGCCGCGTCGCTTGACTCCCGCGGAGGTTTATTCCAATGACCCTCGAACAATCCCTTAAGGCTTTGAAGTCCGCGTTTTCGGGCAAGGCCGTCGAAGTCGAGTCGATGTCGAAGGACCTCGCCGAAGTTAAGGCCGCAAATGTCGCCCTTACCGCCGAGGTTTCCGACGCGACTAACAACCTTAAGGCCCTCGCCGCGGTTTCCTCGGAACGCGACACCCTCGCCGCCAAGGTTGACGAATTGACGAAGGCCCTCGCCGAGTCCAACGCGCTCAAGGCCCAGGCCGTCGACGCGATTGAAACGGTCGGTAAGAAGGCCGCGAGTATCGTCGCCGCGGTCGGCGCGGCCCCGGTCGACCTCCCTTTGGAAGCTTCAACGAAGTCCGCGGGCGATGTTTGGTCCGAGTATCTCGAGCTTAAGCAAAAGGAACCCGCCAAGGCCCAATCGTTTTACGATAAGAATCGTCCTTCGATTCTTAAGCACCTCGGCCTTAAATAATTTTCCCCAATGGCCCTTCCCGCTTCATTGACCGCCGAAATCGGTTCCCTGTTAACCGCCTCTTGGTCGCAAATCGTCGCCGACGCGAACGCGAATAGCGGCGTTACGACTTTGACTTTCAATATCAAGCTTACGGAAACCGCCCCTCCCGGTGGCCCGATGGATTACGAAATCGGTTTTACCCATCGTTACCGCACCGAGATTTCCCAAAACACTTTTGAAAAGGTAACGGGTTCCGTTTCCTAATCTCCCCCTTTCTCTAACCTAATACTAACTCCCCCCAATGGCTACAAATTCCGTTAACAATCAAGGTCTCGCCCCGCAATTCGTTGCGGCCGAAACCCTCCGCACCCTCGTCCCGGTCCTTCAGCCCCTCAAGGCCATCGCCGTCACCGACTTTGGTGCTTATGTCGCTCGCCTCGGTCAAGTCGTCCACACGCGCCTCGCTTCCCCGTTCACCGCGGGCAATTACGACCCCGCCGTCGGTTTCGTCGCCCAGGCCGCGACCTCGACCGATATCGCCGTGTCCCTCGATAATCTGACTTATGTCGATGTCGGCTTTACCGACCAGGAACAGAACGCAATCTCCCCGGAAATGCTCAAGCGCGTTTTCCTCGCTCCTCTCGTCAACGCCGTCACCAAGTCGCTGTTTACTTCGATTCTCGAAGGCACGACCGCCGCTAACTTCGCGACCGCGGGTTACTCGGGCGCAACCTCGGCCTTCGACCGAACCAAGATGGTTGATGTCGCGCAGTCGATGACCGCCAAGAATATCCCTTACGACGACCGCGCCGCCCTTATCAGCCCGACCGCCTATGGTCAGCTCCTCAAGGACCCGACCGTCGCTCAATACCTGTCCATCGGCGACACCAAGAACATTCGCGAGAACGGCGAAGGTCACGGCAAGCTCGGTCGCCTTCACGGTATCGACCTTTACGAATACAACGGTTTCCCGGTGTCGGGAACGGCCTTCACGGAAGGTTTGCAGGGCCTCGCATCCTGCCGCGAAGGTTGGGTTATCGCAACCCGCGTAACCAATGCCCCTCTAACGGGCGGCGGCACGCAGGAAACGATTGTCGAAGAGGATTCCCAATTCGCCCTCGCGTTCCGTCAGTATTACAATTGGCAGGAAGGCAAGATGCACTTGAATATGTCGTTTGTGAACGGCATCGCCAAGGGCAACGGTAACGGCCTCGTCCGTATCGCCTTCACCTCCTAATCGGAGGGGAAAGTCCAAACAAGTCGGCCCCCGGTTTC